TTATGCGCCAGCAGCGGGAGCCGGTGCGGTAAAGGAGCCGTAGATGAACGCTTCCGGGCGCTTAACAGCCAGTGCCAGACGTTCTTCACAGCGAATCGAGATCATGTTTTTCTCGAAGTCGTCGGCGTTCTCGGTGGAGATGACCACATTCGCATCTTCACGGTCGAACAGCTGCGCCGCGGCATTGAATGCGCCCGTCAGGAATTTGCCCTGGAACGCCGGTGCCTGCGTTTCAACTACAGGCAGGCCCCACAAAGTGGGACCAACTAATCCAGATGGATTTGCCAGAACGTAACGTCCCAGTGAGTCTTTGGTCAGTTCGATTTTGGCCCAGTCAATAAAATGCAGGACGTGTGCGGAAGCCGGGAAACGGGCAAGTTGCGCCTGCAGCATTGCCAGGCGCAAATCGTCGATTCCGTTCTGCTGTTGGACACTGAACGCAGCACTGAAAGCTGTGGCCTGCGGCACAATGCCATGAAGGTGAACACCTGTGCCGTCACCGAACAGAATTTCCTGCTCCTCTACGTATTTAAGGCCGTATCGTAGTTCAGCATCCACGGTTGACTGCAGTTGCGCAAAATCATCCAGTATCTGCTTTGACGCCTTAAACATATGCGCCACGGTAGACACAGCAGTGATTTTCGACGTGAACTGAATGTCACTGTACGGTTTGGTCGTTCCTTCGGGCACAACTGCTGCGTTATTGGTAAACCCGGTTTGCTGTACCCAGAAAATAGCGGGCGAGGAAGTGCGTCCGGGCGCAATCAGGTCCCGAATGAAAAGGCGCTGCTTCGGTGCTGTATCAATCCCTGGCAGGCGCTGCGGCTCAACCACGCCATCGGCCACATCGGTTGAGAGCAATGCAGCGTTAACCGGCACGCTGACGCGTTTGCCACCTTCAACGCTGGCAGCAAAAGCTTTCATCGCTTCATTGCTGATAACTACCTGCCCAAGTGTTTCAGCGACCTTTTTAGCGTTGTTAAGCGGCATACTGGCAACGTGCTGCTCCAGATCGCCCAGCGCGGCTTTAAGGGTCTTTTCAGCGTCCCGGAGCGCATTAAATTCAGATGCCATTTTATCGACAGCAGCTTTTGTTTCTTCTGACAGGGTGCCGGACTTTCTGGCTTCTTTCAGTGCTTCTTCAGCCTTGGCACTGAATTTACCGTTCGCCTCTTCAATGCTGGCGGTGACTTTTTTCAGAATTTCATTTACTTCAGACATGGTTTTTCCTTATTTGCCGAACGCCGCCAGGGCGTTTTCAAGTTGTGCAATGTTTTCAGGGTTGATTGTTTCGGTAGCGCCCGGCGTACCATCATGATCGACAGCAGCGCCTGGCTTGCTGCCGGATAAGGCTTTAAGAAGTTTTCGACGCTCAGAGCGCGGTGTGTCCGCTTTCGCCAGTAGCGCATCGAGCCTGCGCAGCGCTGCTGCCGGACTGTCGTCATCGTCAGAAATTTCGTCTGCTGAAAGCAGGCTGTCAGCAAAACCCTTTGCAACCGCATCACTGCCGCCGATATAGGTTTCCCCGTCCATCATCGCGGCCACCTCATCGACACCGAGACCGGTACGCGCTGAGTAGATGTCGCCCATCGCTTTATCAAACGGCTCCATATCCGCCGCTATCTGGGCAAGGTCATGGCGGTTGCCCATGGCGTAGACCCAGCAGTTGTGGATCATCAGGAATGCGCCGCGACCGATTTGGATGTCATCACCGGCCATCGCGATGATGGAGGCGGCAGACGCTGCCAGTCCCAGCACCTTCACGGTGACTTTGCCTTTGTATTCCCGCAAGAGGTTGTAAATAGCGAGGCCTTCAAACATATCTCCGCCAGGGGAGTTGATGTTTACCGTTACGTCAGCGCCATTCATCGAGCGGAGGGCACCGGCGATGCGGCTGGCCGTCACGCCCTCCCCCCAGTAATCAGCGCCGATAACGTCAAAGACAGAAATGCTGTTTTCATCCGTGTAGGCGGCTTTGATGCCGCCGTTCCAGCGCTCCATGGTGGCTGAGGGTAAATCGCGTTTTGAGAGCGCAGAAGGCCGCCCCGCCGGCGCTGCCGGAAGGCTTTTCAGTGTCATGGGGATAGCTCCTAAGCCGCCTGCTTCAGCGGTGATTGCTCGAAAGGTATGTCAGGGAAAAGGTAGTTGTGCAGCTTGCGCAGCTGCGCGGCCTGCGTCGCCAGGCTGTTTTTCTTCAGATCTTCCAGCGGCGTCAGGTTCAGCTGGACGGTGTACAGCTCGCCACCTTCAATTGGCGGCAGGTTCTCCAGACGCCGGACATCATTGCGTGACATCCAGCCGTTCTGAAGCGCTGTGGTGTAATAAGCAGAGCGCCCTGCACTGTCGGCACGTAGCAGGCCTTCTACAGAAAATTCAGCAAACAGCTCCTCATCATCAAGCAGACAACGTGAAATCTCCTGCTCGATATTCACCAGTAACGGACGCAACGTGTTGGTCAGAAACTGAAGGTTCATGCCTTCAACGCTCGACGCCCAGCTGCTTTGCTTGTCAGCATGTCCGACCATGAAAGGCGGCACGCGAAACCAGCGGCAGATTTCCTCGATACTGAACGCGCGGGATTCCAGCATCTGTGCAGCTTCTGGGTTCATGGTGACGTTCTGATATTTCAGGCCACCTTCCAGCACCATTATCTTTCCGGCATTTCGTGAGCCGGTGAACGCCTGCATGTAGCCACGCAGCCGCTCTCGCTGATCTTTATCCAGCGCCTGTTCTGCAGAAAGAAAACCCGAACTTTGCAGCCCGTTTTCAAAAATCTTGGCAGCTGACTCCTCGACCGCCATAGCGGAGCCTATCACGTCGCGTCCGGCCATCATCGGCATCATGCCGCAGACACCATCCAGCCCAAAACCGCGAATGTGCATGATATTTTTTACCGGAATAACGCGCTTTGTTCCCGCCTCGGTATAGGTGTATTCCAGACTGCCGCTGTCCAGCCGTTTAACCACCATGTTCTGTGGCAGCAGCGGCACCAGTGAAACCAGCTTATTACCAATCATCTTCTTTTCGACGAAGGCATTGCCGCGCAGGCAGATACTCGCCACCAGCATCAGCATGAAACGTGAGGGCGTCATTTCGAGATTTGGACGGCGGCAAAGAACCTGATACGCCGGATGATTTGTGGCGGGCTTGCGTGAGCCGTCCGGCTGCCGTTCGTACACCTTTAGCGGCAAGGTGGATACCGATTCACTCAGCAGCCTGACACAGGCCCAGACAGCAGAAAGGTGGATCGCTTTGTCAGCCGACACCACCTTTCCGCTACTACTCATGCCCATCCATTCCTGCCAGAAGGTACCTGTCGTCAGTCCGATCGGCACGCCCAGCCAGTTCAGCAGCGCACTTTTGACCCTGCCGGGCTGTTTGTTATGTTTCATCAGACACCTATCATTATCGGATTATCAAAGAAACCAGTCAGATCCTGTCCGTCGTTCCCGCCATTCACCAGTAACCGGCTTTTGGCAGTGAACAGCGCAACGGGGCCGTCAATTTTGTTTTCGGGTGTGGATTTGTTCGGGAAGATGTTGTCGTTTTTGTCGGGCTTGACCGTGACATTCGACATCATCCAGGTCATTACCGGATTACCATCGTGGTGGAATTTATTGCCGTATATCTCGGCCTGAACGGACTTCATCGACTCAGAGAGGTTCTTCACCGTCTGAGCAACTTCCACCAGTGGCAAACCCTCCTCTGCCAGCGCCAGGCTAAACTGCACGGCACTCCACGGGTCAAAAGCGATTTCCTTGATGTCCTCGCCTTTCACCCACTCCACTATTTCTGTTTTGATCAGCGCATGGTCGATAACATCGCCATCAGTCAGCTCAAGATGACCGGCATCCGCCCACTTTCGGTAAAGCTCGGCAATATGATTGGGTGCGGTTTCCAGACGACCTTCCGGCAGCCAGAAACGTGGCTGTATGTGCGTCTCGCCAGCTGGATCACGCCAGGCTTTAACGGCTGCGCAAATATCAATTTTGTTTGCGAGGTCCACCCCCACCCAGAGCGGCCAGGTTTTGCGAACGGATGCAGGCGCTGTATCCGGCATTTTCGACCAGCGATCCATATCCATCCAGGCGCTTTCAGCAGTTACCCAGATATTGAGATGTTTGGTGAAGAAGTTCGGGCGCGCTGCGACCTGCTCCTTCGCCTTTTTAGCCAGGCGACGCATGTCGTCCCAGCGCTTACAGATACCCAGTCCGGGGTTGGCTTTCGGCCAGTTGGCTTCATCAAACGGGTCATCGTCCTCATCCAGCGTATAGATGAGAGCAAAATAGGTGTCATCCTCCACCACACCACGCAGTACCTTGATGGCATAGTCGCGCTGCTCGAAGCAGATACCTTCTTTGTTTGTTCCTGCCGTAGTGATGGCAAACAGTAATGACTGAAGGCGAGCACCGGTCGCTGTTTCCAGTACATCCCACACATCACGGGTGCGGTGAGCGTGCAGCTCATCCACAATCCCGCAATGAATGTTAAGGCCGTCAAGGTTGTTTGCATCGCTGGACAGCGGCTCAAATTTGGAGGCAGAGCGCTCCTGATGAATATTCAGCTTCACGTGACCGAAAAGGCGACCCAGCGTGCGAGGGGCTTTCTTGATCATGTTCTTGGCATCGTCAAATACGATGCGGGCCTGGTCACGCGTTGTGGCGGCAGAATAGACTTCCGCGCCGCCTTCGCCATCTGCACCGGTCATATACAGCGCGATACCAGAAGAGAGCGTTGATTTGGCGTTTTTACGTGCCACTTCGTCATACGCGGTACGGAAGCGGCGCACCATTACAGGATCGCCATCATCATCAAGCACTGTGCTGCCGGACATCTCATCCACCAGCGGCACGACGAATCCAAAAATGTTAATCAGGATGAAAACATGCCAGGCCATCAGCGTAATAGGTTTACCAGCCAGGGCACCTTTCACATGAGGAACAAAGTTATAAAAATCGAGTATGTGCTGGGCGCGCTCCTCGCTGAAGTAGATGCCGCGCTCAGGCCCATGCTCTAAATCATTAAGGAACCTCTGACACGCCAGGCGCACCAGTTCGCCAGCAACAATCTCGCCAGACAGGACGCGCTCGGCGTACTGAATACCTTCCGAAACCGTTGCCATTCATCATTTGCGCTTATTGAGAAATTCTTCCAGAGGATCAGCTTCAGCCGGACCGTTAACGCCTACTTTTGCCCGGCTGGCTGGGGTCATGCCGAATTCGCCAAGCATGGCGCGAATGCGCTTCCAGGCGTCGGCTTTCATCATCGCGGCGGGGTGCGCTTTTATCAGTACATCCCCGGTGTTTGTTTCAGTGCGGTAGGTATAGCCTTCAACCTCTAGCGTATCGCAGTGATGCCGATATTCGGTGTAGGCCTCAACCAGTAATTCGAGAGCTCGTGCATCCAGCTGGGAAATAACGCCGATGGCGTTAAGTTCATCAGCCATACGCTTGAACCAGTACTTGCCCTGCTTATCGAAATGCTTCGGTGTTGGGGGTACCCCTGAAGGGGGTTTAGGCTCGTTTTTATTGAGCGTCCGTTTTGATGGGTTCCCTTTGACTAAAGCCAGATATGTCGGGGTTTTCGGCGGTCCTGGCATAATCGGAAACTCCTATTAATCGAAGATGGGGAACTCCATAAAAAAGTTTTCTAACCTGCGGCGGTGTGAAAAAAGGTTAGGCGGCGGTCCTCAAAGCCAATGGCCCTGAACTTTCAACCCGCCCTCCCCCTTTGATGTCGGCAGGTGATAATAATTATCATTATCGACTTTCTTTGGCTGTTTTTGCTCGGTGGCAGGGCCAGCACAGGCTTTCAAGGTTGGACGGGTCATCAGTACCACCGTGTGCTTTCGCAACGATGTGATCGACGGTTCTTGCAGCCTCAGGCCGCTTGTTGCGCAAGCAGTTCTGGCACAGGTGCTTATCGCGTGTCAGAACCTTCGACCTAAGCACATCCCATTTGCTGCCATAGCCACGTTGGTGGCGGTTAAGTCCGCGCTGGTGCTGCTGCCAGCCTTCGTTACGATGCGCCTCGCAGTAGCCAGTGCGGTCTGTTGTGGTACTTGGACATCCGCGTTTGCGGCAAGCCCGAGGGATAGCAGATGGCATAATTTAGCTCCAATATAAAAGCCACCAGCGAATACCAGTGGGCTGGATGTAGTGCGATTTATCTCATTAATGCCGCTTACGCTTGTGACTCAAAATATATCTGCCACATTTAAAAAAGCCTGACAAATGAGCTCCTACCTCATCAAGCAGGCTGAACCACGGCGATAACTCCCTAATCGCCGGGATATACAGTTGCTGGAGGAGAGACCTGCAACTGTGAGAGGGAAGGAACCCTTCTCATATCGATAAACTTTCTTGAATTATTCATGCCAGCCCTCTTTTACGGAGGGTTTTTTTTGCTTAATGCTTCGGTCGAACATCCTCACCGGTTCATGAACTCATTCGTTACTTCAGATGAACAATCAAAAGTTATTGAGACTGCACCTCAGACACAGTTGTTTTGAGAGTTGAAGATTAGGCGATTAGTCTTAAGGCAGATATCGAAACTTTAGCTAGGCTTAACTATGAAGTTATCATCAACGAAACTGGAGGTTTTATTGTCTAATCAACGCGACGAGAAAGGCTACGTCATAATCGGAGAAGCGGCACTCTCACTTGCACTCAAAGATTTGGATATTACTGTTCCATCTATTATCAGAGAACTCACCCGCATGGCTGAGGGCAGCATAAGCGATGAACGAATTCATTCAATCTCAGAGGCCAGAAACTGGCTTATTCAAGCAACTGAAAGAGATGTAGAGTCCGTGCCTTATATTAAGACCATATTGGGCCTGAACGACGAGAAGAGTAGATACTCCAAGACGTAGTCCGGCTCCGGCCGGGGAACGATGTAGAAGATAACTTTACGGTTACGCCTGGCGTCGCCGGCTGGAGATAATGTCAAGGATGACTCTATGTCTCACCTCTGCGAAGTAATGAAAAAATTAAGCCATACAAACCTGAAGACTGTCACTGAGTAAGCCAGAATTTTGAGCCCGTCTTAAGCCTGAAGTTGAGGTTTATGGCTACGTAATTGAAATTCAGGATGACTAAGCACACAGTACGGTCTTGGGGGGTTAACGCCTTAAGATTAAAAAGCACGGTCTTTCTTAAACTTTTTCAGGATGCTGATTTGAGATAAAAAAAGACCAGTCCGAATCGAACTGGCCACAGCCATACAGTGATGAAGCTGACTACGCAAAACTTAATTCGATTTTTTAACTTTTCCATAAGCATCTTGCTTCAGACCCGGGTGCCTCCCGGTGAATTCACCCCAGTAAGAAAATCCGCATACGCCCAGCTTTTACTGGCTGCCCCGCCGCTGAGGGGGATTATCTGGCGAGCAAGAATTTCGAATTATTCGTCCATTTGAATATAGTCGAATTTTAAAAATAAAATGTGAGAGAAGCTGTTTTTTTTCAACAAAAACTGGTGGTTAAATGACAAATCTTATTAGGATAAATCCTAGATTCCGGTTTTTACCTAAAGTTTCTAATAGCCCTTTCATCCATTGAGCCAGCAACTACATTTACATCCTCCTTGTAATGTTGGCTCTTTAGCCCCCTTCCGAATTGCAGGATTCATTTTGGAAGGGATTTTTTTGTGTAATCCGCTTTTTACCAAGCCCTGACACCCGGCAATCGCATCACCCTCGAATGGCCGGATTACCTCAAGCATTGTTCTTTTATGTACTGCTGCAGACCGGCTATCTGTTTGCTGGCAACTTCGATTCGCTCCCGGAGGGTGAAATAATCCCGTTCAGCGGCGTTACTAAGTCGGGGGCTGGTTGCATCATCCATTGAGGGGGAGCTGGTCGCTCCATTCTTTCCGCACGTTGCGTTGAGGTGCAACCGACGCTTACCAGCAGCAACATCGCGCTCAAGCTGATTAATATTTGCTTTTGCATCTTGCAGTTCCTGTGTGTACTTCGCATCCAGCGCCGCAACGTCACGCTGGCGCTTCTGCATGTCTGCGATGTCATCTTTAGCCAGTTTTAATTCACGATTAACTTTGGTTAAAGATGAACGGGTTTCTGTGAGCTGTGCGTGGTAATAGTTCGCCAGTTTTCCGGCAACCACCAGCCCCACCACCAGCAAGCCAGTGAGCATGGTTTTCCAGCTAAAGGTCATCTTTACTCTCCGCCAGGCACATGGAGCGTTCCATCTCCCGCCGGTTCTGCAGCCCTTTCCACTTCATGCCACCAGCGTAAACCCACCGGCGCATTTCATCGCATGCCCCGGCGTGGTCACCGTTGTTGAGTTTGCGAAGAAGCGTTGATTTAGAGAACGCATCAGACCCAACGTTGAAGACGAAGCTGTAAAGCGCGGCCCGTTGATACTCACCCAGAGGCGCTTTTACCAGACGGTCTACGGTGCGCTTCGCCGGCTGCAGGTCTTTACGCAGCAGAGCATCGCATTCACGGTCGGTATAGGTCTTACCGATGATGATGTCGCGCCCTGTGTGTCCGTCGCAGACTGTCCATACACCGGCAACATCTTTGTAAGCTTCATAGCGCCGACCTTCCACGCCATCACTGCCACCCAGAAAAAGCATGGCGATAACCGCAGCACCTGAACCAACGGCTGCTATTAGTTTGCTGCGGAGGCTGAATGACATTGGCATCTAATCGTCTCCTACGTTCACCGCCGGTCCGTACTTCTCCAGCGCCTGAACCTTGGCGTTGGCGACCTTGCGCTTGAAATACCAGTTGATGATGCCCGTGACGATAATCCCCGCTATACCAGCCAGTACGCCGATGGCGCTCCATTCGTCAGGGCTCAGTTTTGTGAGGACGCCGTTCAGGATGGTTCCTCCTGAGGTGCCGAGGGCGACTCCGGTTACTAGCTTGCTCATATGCGACATATCTCTCACCTCCGCTTAGGTTCGGAAGTGCTGTGTGGTTGAGGGGCAAAAAAAACCAGCCACTTGGGCTGGTTTGAAATGTTTATCAGGAGGGCCATTCCTGGCCTTATACCGCGGCGTACAGTTCCTGCCAGAGTTTATGAGTAGAGATGTTCTAACGTCCCGGTCAGACTTGTAGTTCCTTATACATACCCGGAAACTTACTACAGTTATGACTCTCGAGTGCACCGTCTTAAGATGTCTGCAAAGTGTAGGTCTTCATTCGGATAAGGATGAGACGAACTTCAAAAAAACGTTTGTTTCTGGCTAACTTGCTCCTTGGCAAAGGCAATTTGAGTTATGCCAATCCGAAAGCCTCATTCAGCTCATCCATCTTTAATGTGAAGCTAGGCGCATCTTTTGGCGCACTTAACCTCCGGGCAAGTTAGAGGATGATCCTATCATGCGAATACGACAATTATCACACTACCGAGGTGTCATAGTTCTTAAGCGGTGAGTCGTTGTGACCACACTTAGCATACTAAGATAGTTTTTGCGTACGCGTTAGAATTTTTGTATTCTCGCTATATCTTATCAGGAGGGGGTTATGAACGTTAATAAATACATTGCTGGCCTACAAAAAAGGAATATATCCTTCAGAATTGTTCAAGGTGAGCTAAAGCATTTCAATATGAAATCTGGTCGCGGATGGGATGAGCTTATAGAAAACTATAGCAACGATAAATCCCCCTCAACCCTATCCATCTTTAAAGAAATATATGACAATCAATTGCTTTATGGAAAAAGGGCAATCTTTTTTTCACAGGTTAACGATCCAAATGACAGTTTGCTAATTACAAACATTCTTCTAAACTCTATAAACACAAAGGACAAAGATTACACTGAATATATGAAAACCTATCCCTTTCCTATAGCTAACAACAAGCACGGAAAGGTTAAGAAGCTAAGACCAGTATGTGTTGAGACAAAAACCACTAGTGATTACGTCATATTAATAATATCATACCTCCGTCCATTTAAAGAACGCACAATTATCGAGCCAAGCAGCTTTAGTGGTAAACTACAAAAAGAGTTACAAAAGTTCGATGAGGTGATAGGAGTTACTGACAGATATATACAATGTTTCGACACCATAGTTTTCAATAAAATAAATGGTGAGCTCAGATTTGAGATAGACATGAGCACCAACCTTAACTTCCAAGAATTAGACCGCGCATCTACTCGATACCGCCGCTTATTAATGCTTATGTTTTACAAAAGCACTAAATATCACCTTCTTATCACACGCAATAATATCTTCCATACGATAAATAATCTGTATAGCTCCGCAGATGGAACCATTCTAAAACTTGGTCATGCTACTGGAACTGGTTCTATAAAAGAAGAATCCATGCGAAGAAAGCGCACAGATTTAAGGCAAGAGGCATATCATCAGGCCGGTCTTGCAGCAATTGGCGGCAAAACCAATAATTACAGCATTTCAAAGCAATGGCCTGGCTGCCATCAAAACATTTTGACCATACATATTCCTGGCCATTTCTCCTTGGTATCAGCATCGACGCCTTTTATAAATCATGGTATATTTGAAGGGTGCGTTGATAAAAGTGACTATGACTTATTGATATCTAAGGCAATTTAATAATGAATAAGCAGGCTATCATAGATAGCATAAATGAAACACTGTCTCATGACCCTTCGGCCAAGAGAGCCTGCTTGTATGTCTATGATTACCTGCAAAACTGTAAGACTGATCACTTAAAACACATTACTATCAATGATTTAAGGAATGCAAGCTGCGCCGATGACGTTGTTCTTTTTAAAGTAATAAATTACCTCACTGGGCAAAGCCTACCTCTTTTAAGTATAGGTTATGAATATATTGTTGGGAACGAGATACATTTACTTGACGAAGAAGAGGTTGATTCAATTCTAAAGGATGATGTCCTTTATTTTGATGGTTACCCAGTCAAAAATTGGAAAGAAAACACCTTCATTTTCTTTTATGCCAATAAAGAATTGGAAGGTTATCAAAATGACTAATGCCAACTCATTATCCTTTCAAAATCTTGAAGCAATGGCTTTGGTTGATGAAAATTCAGCGCGATTCCTTCGCCGCCTCAAATGTAATAGCTATGATTCCTTTATAGAAATGTTATACATTGACTTAGAGGCTGTTATAAAATTATTGGAACAAGCAGCAGCACTACGCCAAAATGACGGAGAAGACCGATTATCAAGTGAGATAATAAATATTCTCTTTGGCTTCGGTTATCAGTCCTCTCATGATTCCTTTATTAATGGGCATTCAGACATCGTCGTAATGTATAAAAAATACACTTGGATCGGTGAGGCAAAAATACATAAAGATTACAATTATTTATTAGAGGGATTCAAACAACTATGCACCAGATATTCAAGTGGCAGCGAGGATGATAATCAAGGCGCGCTGATATTTTATGTTAAAGGTAACAATGCACTGGATGTTGTCAAAAAATGGAAAACTCATCTTCAGAAAGAGAAGTTTGAAGATCTAACTTTTTCTGATTGTACATCAAGGAAAAGCCTTAGTTTCTTTTCTACACATAAGCATGACAAATCAGGTTTGGATTACAAAGTGAGGCATTTAGCAATTATCCTCGGATTTAACCCTCAAGACAAAAGTGCAAAGAATAGTAAGCCCAAACGGAAAAAATAATTTCCGTAGGGCTTAAATATCAACACAACATACTAAGCGCACCGTCAATAAAACCTAACCCGCTTAGAAGCTCTTTTCGGATCGAACCATCTGAGCATCTTTTTTTCTTAGCGATGGTTCTCAATGAGATGCCGAGTACAAAATGAGCAATAATAATCTCATATTCAGTATATCTCGCTTGCTTAAGTTTGGTGAGACACCCGTCAATGATAATACCTTCATCATCATTGCACTGAATGCGAGACTTCTTACCATACGGAAGAAGCCCTTTGAAACCTGCAGCGATTGGTTTCCATTCGACTCCATTGTTATCGCAGGCAGCCCATGCCCCCCAACGATCCATAACCTCATACATGTCACGCATTAACTTTCTCCACAAAGTCAACCGATCGCGCCAATTGATAAGGCGCGGTCTAAAAAGCGAATCAGCAGTTCAAGCTGAGATCCGTATTTCTGCTCAAATGCCACGGGATTAGCGTGTAGCTCGTCGTGATGCGCTCTGCACAGCGGTATCACGAACAGGTCATGCGCTTTAGTGCCTATTCCACCCTGCCCGTGGCCTATAAGGTGGTGGGGATCGTCTGCTGGTTGGTTACAGCAGGCACACGGCTGCATTTTTACCCAGCGTGTATATCTCTCATTAACCCAGCGGCGGCGTTTAGGTCTCAGCATGAAGGATTCCGGTGTTTCTGGATCAATCTTTAGCGCCAGTACCTTTTTCACTTTCTCCTGGAGGATGCTAGTCGCCGGGAGAGAAGGAGCAGTTTCACTTTCCCTCGATATGGTCGGCACTACTATCTCAGGTGGTAAATTCATTGCCTTACGTGCTACAGATTCTGGTATCACATCACCCAAATCATTCCTGACTAGCCACCAGCAAAACTCTGGCAAGGTCAGCGCATGAGATTCGTCAAAGCCCAGCTTTTCACGCACTATTGTCAGAACCCAGGATACCAGGTTTTGACGTGCAATGGAGGCCAGTCGGGTGGTGTACTGGTCACGAAGTTTGTTATCGCAGCCCCAGCAGACGCGAATTGAAGCGGGTTTATGATGGAGTATTGTGAAATTGTGATCGTGCCAGTCAGAGTGAGGCCACTGGCATTCATACCGCTTCTCCAGCCAGTAATCGAGTGCGGCAATTCCCCCGGCTCGCTGTATTACTCTCGCATTCTCAAACACAGCCCTTAACAACTCATCATCCTCAAGTGGCTGGTTTGCTGGTGGCAGTGCGCCTGCAGGCAAACCAGCCAGGTGCTCAGGCTGAGGAGCAATGAGAACTCGCCCCTGCCGAAATAACGACATGAGCTCACTACCGGGACGGAACAAAACAACGCCCGACATTGGCGCTATCTCAGGGGTTAGTAAAGCTCTCATACCTCAGGCACCTCCCTGATATAAGCGCTGATTGCTATATCAACTTTTCCGCATTTAAGTACCGGCCCCCACTCCACAAGCATCCGTTTAACCTGACTATCGTCCAGCCAGACCCCGGCATGTGTCAGAGCGTCAAACAGCGCTTTGTTGTAGTTATCCAGGTCGCGGCGTCGAGCATCTGGCGGGAACAACTTGATTTCAACTGCAAGGCATGTATCTACAGGCTTTGGTATACGTCGTAATTGCTCCACCACAGCAGCGCAGGCCGCGCTCTGATACTGCCGCCCCTTCGCACTGATAAGATGCCTACCAGCCAACGGTCCCTTGTTAGGGGCTCGCCAGTAAGTGTTAACGCTCGGTGGAAATGGCAATGAGAGTTTCAAAGTGTCACCCCTTTCATCTTGAGGAACAGCTGCGCTTGTTCTCGAGCATGCTTCTCACCGGCCAGCACTGCTCGTAGCAGCTCGACGGCTTCGTCTGGCTTTGTACCGACATTGATGGTGATGCCTCGTGAAACGCCCCGAACGATGTTAATTACGCCTTTACGCTGCAGCGAACGCAGCACATCTGCGGCTGCGTTCGGTGAGCTGACGCCCATCAACTGGGCCAGCTCCTGCGTTGAGGGTGGGAAGCCATGTTTTTCCTTAAACACCACCAGCAGATTGAAAACCTCATGCTGCCGCTCGGTAAGATAGTTTTTCATGGACATGTTTCGCCCTCGGTCGGATGGTGAAAATGAATCTCTCGTAGTCATAGATCCCCCACGAAGTTACCGGCGAGGTAGCATTGTTCTGGTCCACGAATTGGACTGAATGCCCGTGAAAGACAGGCAGCGCGGCGCTGAATGTAACGGTCACGCTCCTGAGCGCCTTTAGCGAGAGAGAACGCCTGAAGCCACATACCGGCGGCACGGTTAAACAGGCGGCGAAGCTCAAGACTCTCAGCCTGTGCGATCACCCCTTCCAGCTTGTGCTGCTCTGCCTGGCTCAGGCCTTTAACGCTCTCTATTGCGTTTGCTGCTGCATAGTAAAGATTGAGTTTGCGCTCAGTCATGCTGCGCTCAAGGACGTTGCGCTCGTAAAGTCTGAGTACGGTTCCCATAACGGTTCTGCGATCCAGGTGGCTCAAGCCTTCAGCAATTGCCCGAGAGGTGCTACCAGGATGGCTGGTCACGTAGTCGATGATTTCACGCGTGATGGTCATGAGAACCTCCATTTGTGATCCAGACTTGCACCCAGGTTATATCCGCTGCTGAAGGATCGGTTTTCTCAATTTCCCGAATACCCAGTTTTTCAGCCCGCGCCCATACAGCCATTTCGCTGAAGTGTGTTGGCTCCTGCCCTTTCAAGAAGCGTGAATAGGCTTCTTCGCATGCATTGGCAGATTCTTGCTGACGCATAGCCTTTTCTTTTGAGGTGGTAAAATTGCTTACGGTGATGTCTGTGTTTTTGACCCAGCGTCCGTTAACGCACGCCGGACGGCCTGCCGCTTCCCACTTGAGAGCGCTCTGGTGATAAGTCTGGAAGTTCTCAGGGCCAAACAAGGTTTTTGGTCGCAGGTAGTCGCTCATCTTTGCATCGTCAGCCCACTTCGCGTTTGTGTAGTCCGTAACGCGGATCAGGTCGGCGACGGCGTAGCCATCAGCAAGGCGACCACGGATATAACCCATCGTCGTTTTGCCGTCGCGGTAGGATGATTTGGTTACCTGGTTGAAATGCTCCAGAACAAGTTTTGCAGAATCGGTAACGTCTGGTTGCGTCGCAACCGGACAAGAGTCTTTACCTGTAATCTCTGTAGTAATCTCTGTTGTATTCTCTGTAAGAACATCGTGCCAATTTGACCTGATGACAGCGGCTCGTTCTGACCCAATGGAGCATTTCACAATGACCTGTTCCATTGGTTCATTGTGACCTGATGGAATAGTGCATTTTGACTTCTTCGATTCGCTCACTTTGACCTCATCTAAAAGGTCGCTGGCGTAGTTAATCGTGTAGTAGTTCGTCATGTCGCGCTGCGACTTATTCAGCTGCTCGATTTTGAGCACACCCAGAGTCTTCAGACGCGTGAAAGTACGCTTCAGTGTGGACTCAGACCAGAAGGGGAACTGCTCCAGCCATTGCTCAGTTGTGTTATAAATCCAGCGCACGCCGTTACGCTCATGCCCTGAGGTCGTATCTTTAAGCCAGTAGTTCACCTGTTGCAGTACAATGGCCTCGTTCAGGCCAATGCTGTACGCAAGGTCAGGATTTATCACAATTGGCCGTTGTGGCATCAGAAGGCTCATTTCCGTCCCCTATCCTTGTGAACTTTTCAGTGAAACGCTCAACAGGCTGCATGCAGTCATGCGGATAACCTGTGCGTCTGAATATGACCTGCCGCTTTTCTCGGTCATAACCAATGACATGGACGGCAACGCCTCTGAAGTCCCGGTAGTACCGGTCAAGGATTTCCACAATTCGCGCCCTTTCGCATTCATCTCTGAAAACGCCGCTACCAAATCCACTGCAGGTTGGTAGTTGTGCGTGCCATTCGCAGCTCGTACGATTGCCTCATAGCCGAAGGGTTCTGTTTTACCCACTAGCGGGCGGCAGTGAAATTGCCTGGCTGGTCTGAATCGGTTTACAATGTTCACGCGTTAGTTCTCCACTTAAAGAATCGGCGCACCCGACGTCCCGAGCTGCACACTCGGGGCGTCACCCTTACGGTTGGTCGCCACAAAAAAATCTACTGCCTGATCCGAAACACCCGCCCCATACAGAGCCAGAAAGCCCATGAAGCCATGTATCTGGTGACGTAACTTCTTGCTGAATAAATCTGAAAGCGCTTTTCTTTCTGAGTTATCGATAACCCCATCAGCTGCAGCTTTCAGTTTTGCCGTTGCGAGATCACCGGCAGTTGCAGCGACTTGCATTTCGATGTCATACAGCTCGACTTTGTCTACGCCGCCAGGCACTGGCATATCCACCAGCAATTTGCCGCTGCGTGCTGCGAAGTATTCAGCCAGGTATGAAGTGCCTGACAAATCCTCCATGCGCTCCAGTTCCTGAACTGTGAAAAAACGGCTTCCGCATTTCTGATACAAATGGTTATGAAACTGGTCGATGCTCATTCCCATATCGTCAGCCATTCCAAGACGTCCGTATTTGTGGGCTTTGCACATTTCGCGTATTGCGGTTTTGATGTTGTCTACCATCTTGCTTTCCCTTTGGTAGTTAATTTCATGCAGCGTTATCGTTAGGCTTTAGATAAAGCGACGAATTGACCTTCATGTCGCCTTTGGTAATTGCCTGTATCTCAAAAGCGCGGCCTTTAGGAATAATGTTTCCCCATCCCGAAACTGAGGCATGTGAAATATTGAGTGCTTTCGCAACGCTACCGACACTTCCAAAGTAAGAGATCACTTCTTCTTTTTTCATTTTGGTTACCCGTGTAATGGAATTCACATGCACATAGTAGGATATCTTACATTTATAGGTCAAGGATTCCTACATCGCAAAATGGTAGGATTACCTACATGAGAATGAATGAACGTATCCGCTCCCGCCGCAAAGAGCTCAAGCTGACCCAAGCAGTACTAGCGAAACTAGTTGGCGTTAACCGAGTGACGGTAACTGGCTGGGAATCTGGCGACTATGAACCTGGAGGCTCAAATCTTCAGGCGCTGTCGGCTGCGTTAAAATGTAATCCGCTATGGCTCATTGATGGTGTTGGTGATCCGGAAAGTAATGCCCCAGCCCCTACACCAACAGAAAAATTTGGTATAAAAAAAATACCTGTTATCTCATGGGTTCAAGCTGGTGAATGGACTGAGTCTGGAGCACCAGTTACAGTCAATGATGTAAGCGAATGGATTTATACTTCAGCAAATCTCTCTAATGAAGGTTTTGCTTTGAAAGTACGTGGCGACTCAATGACCAACCCTTCTGGTTTTCCTAGTATTCCTGAAGGATCATTGGTTATTGTTGATCCTGACTTTGGCAGCCCATACGAAGTCAATGGTCGCATCGTTGTAGCCCAGATTGATGGTTCAACAGAAGCCACTCTAAAAAAATTCGTCATTGATGGCCCGCTTAAATATTTAGTGCCTTTAAATCCGAATTACCGTGTTTTAGAGGTGAATGGCAATTGCCGTATCGTTGGTGTCGTAAAACAAGTAGTTACTGATCTATAGCATTCGTTGATGAACGTATTAAAGTCGCTCAGGCGGCTTTTTTTTGCCTCGTGATGTAAGAAATCCTACCCTGAGTGTTGACATCAAAAGGTAAGACAACCTACATTAAGCCCGTGAGCTAAGTTTCACCCAGTGATAACACTTATGCACATAACCATGCTGCTGGCAGCGGTTTCATGACTGATAAGCAGTTCTGATACCCGCCTTTGAGCTCGTTATCGTAAATGCCTTAGAGTGGGCTTTTATTAAAGCGAACCCATAAAAGTTCATCGCCTCTGGCGAGGGTTTAGTACAACCAAAATTCAGCGCTGTGCAGAGCGCCAAAACACGGAGAACTAACGATGCAAAACCTAAATCAGCAGGAAACTTTGCGGTTGCCTGTTGAGCAACTGATAGCTGCGGCACACGTGGCTGCTAAATACCTTCCTGCAGCGTCCAGTGCACTAATGACTGAGCTTGCTGTTCGTTTGGACGTTACGAAGACTGTATTGCGTGAAGTAATAGCTGAACGCGATCAACTGAACACAGAGCACAAAGCTCTCAAACAACGTTGCGGGGAGGCACTGTGATGGCGGCTAACTCTTTTAAGCAGATGATCAAAGCAGGCGAAATCAAACGCACTGACTCAGGTATGTTCATCAGCCTTAACGATATTCACGTGAAAGACGGCTTTAATAAGCGTGACGATGCCGATGAACGCACCCTGAAAGCTGATGATGACCTGTTCCAATACCTGATGAACAGCGGCACCGTTCCACCGTTAGAGGTAGTAGCGCGTGACGAAGGAGGTGTTTGGGTTGTAGAAGGTCATCGCCGTCGCCGCTGCTATGAGCGTTGCCGTGAAGCAGGCAAGCCGGTAGAACGCATCCATATCGTGCCGTTCGTTGGCAATGACGTTCAGCGCCTGGCACGCATCATGACCAGTAATAATCAGTTGCCCCTCTCCTCAGTAGAACAGGCTGCAGTAGTTCAGGAGTTAGCAACCACCTTTAATCTGACCACCAGCGAAATATCAAAACTGGTTCACAAGTCAATTCCTACAGTTGAGAACCTGCTAACTCTGAGCACGGCAAGTCACTCAGTACTGCAAAAGGTTAAGTCCGGTGCTGTTTCGGTAGATGTAGCGGTGGACCGCGTTAAAGAGCATGGAGAAAACGCTGAACAAGTGCTGAAGAAAGATGAAGAACGCGCAGCCGCTGTGGGCAAGAAAAAGGTTACTCGAAGCGTAATCGCCCCGGAAATCAGCGTAAAGAAGGCTCGCCGCCTCGTTGAATTGATCAGCCTTGTCGGGGTAAGTAATGACGGGGTGATCAAGCTTGAAGGTCAGGCACTGGCTGAAGTTTTCGAAATCATTGATGAGCAAAATCTAATTGCTAGGCAGCGTCTAGCAAACTGAGCATGGCCGGGTGCAGCCGGGAATTAGTGGAGGAGATGATGAGCGAACTCTTTTTAACGAATGAGGAACTGAAAGACCTGACTGGTTACTGCTATGCACGACAACAATGCAAATGGCTTTCTAAAGAGGGTATCCCCTTTCGTATGAACCGTATGGGCCATCCAAAAGTTAATCGCTGCTTTTTTGTTAACTCTAGCGTAAGTATTCAGCCAAGGGATGAAGAACCCAATTTCGGAGCAATTTAATGGGTAGAAGGCGTTTGAACCCGGAGGATTTGAAACTTCCTCCGCGGGTTTATCCAAACAAATACAGTTACGTATGGAAACCAACATCAAAAGAGTCTGTAACCCTCACGAGGATTGAGGATGGCCTGGCGAAACTGTGGCAAAAGTATGAAGAGGAGGCCAATCAAAGAAGCACGGCTATGACCTTCGAAAGGCTTTGGAAGAAGTTTTTACAAAGCGCTTATTACACCGATCTAAAGCCTCGGACTCAGAAAGATTATCTACAACACGAAAAGAAATTATTGGCGGTATTTGGAAGAGTGTTGGCTGATAATATCCGGCCAGAACATGTCAGAGCTTTCATGGATAAACGTGGATTGCAGAGTAAAACACAGGCAAATCATGAAATGTCGAGTATGTCCCGTGTGTACCGATGGGGATATGAGCGTGGATACGTAAAGCGTAACCCCTGTACTGGTGTCAGCAAATTTAAGGCCGCTGTACGCGATCGATATGTCACTGACAAAGAATATGAAGCCATTTATAACGAGGCTGATGACGTTGTTCGCGTCGCAATGGAAATTGCATATCTTTGTGCAGCCCGTCTGTCCGATGTGCTCGGTATGAAATGGATACAGGCCACCAGTGAAGGTTTATTTGTTCAACAAGGCAAGACTGGGACTAAGCAAATCAAACTCTGGACGCCTAGGCTTAAGCAGGCTTTTGAATTAGCAAGAACGTTTTCAAATTCCAGTAACCTTAATTCGCATGTTGTACTTGGGTTACATGGTGCAGGTTTTACAAAGCGAGGGTTTAGTAACCGTTGGGATAAAGCCAGAACGGCGGCATCTGTGAAGCTTGGCTATTCATTGGACTGTACTTTTCATGATCTTAAAGCCAAAGGGATATCAGATTATGAGGGGAGCAGCAGAGACAAGCAGCTTTTCAGTGGGCATAAAACGGAGACGCAGGTGCTGATTTACGACCGTAAAATCAAGAAGACACCAACCCTGGACAAGCCCCCTATCGCTACAAATATTCCAGGTGCTTATTCCAAGTAA